TTTTATGTTGGGCTGGCTCCCACTACTACGGCACTCGGAACAAACTGCGTAAACATACAGTCTGGCCGCGACAACGCCGCGCACGTTGCGAAGGACGCAAGCTCGGTGTGTGTGGGGTATGGAGCGAGGAGCACATCGTCAGGAGCAACTTCTATTGGGCATCAAGCATCCAGTGCCAATGGTTCTGTGGGGATAGGCAGTTCAGCTTCATCGTCAAATGACGCTATTGCGATAGGGGCTTCAGCAAGTAGCGGAACAAGCGCGACCGCTGTTGGCCGAATAGCAAATGGCTCTGGATTTGGCAGCTCTTGCTTTGGTTATAACGCGGCTTCGTCTGGAGAAAATTCAGTAGCTATTGGATTTGGCGCAAGTGCGACACTTCGCTCAATGTTTGGGACTCGGCCTTTCAACGCAATCTACTGGTCGGGCCAAACAACGACCAACGCCGCAACAATCCTAAACCTCGACGGCACGGCAACAAACCGCTTTACGATTGCCGCCAACACCGCACTTGCCGTGGACATCCTGCTCGTCGCCCGCCGCTCCGACACGCAGGACAAATGGCTCGTCGCCCGCCGCTTCCTCGGCATCCGCCGCGATGGTAGCAACAACACATCCCTCATCGGCACGGTGCAAGATTACGGACTCGACCAATCCGCAGGCTCGCCGTCATGGACGTTTGCGCTGACCGCCGACGATACCAACGAAGCCCTGCAACTGGAAGTGACAGGCGCGGCCTCCGAAACGATCCAATGGCGGGCCACCGCATTTTACCGAGTCGCTTAATATGAACTCCGAACAAATCTACAACGTCCTCTTGGCCGAACCCCGCAGCATAGACGGCAAGACATGGCACGGCTTGTCCTACCAGCTAACCCGCGACGAGAGCGGCAAGGTCGAAGTGCGCGAGCACGGCTGGCCGACGAAGCTGACGCTGTGGGAATCGGACGGCCCCGAACTCGACACGTTGGACGAGGCTACGGTCAAGGGCATGATCGAGGCCGCGCTGCCTGTGGATGAAGCGTATGTGATTCCGCCGCCGCCTGTGCCGTTTGTGGAGACGTTCACGGCAGAGCAAGTGGTCGCCAAGTATTTCAGCGCCTACCAAATCGCCGCCCTGCAACGCCTTGAAATGGCCCTGCTCCAAGCAGGCAAGCCCCTCGGCGTGAAGATGACCGCCGCAAAGCAGTGGCTTGAAGGCGTGATGCTTTCTTGGGCCGCATCCCCGACACCCGCGCCACAAGAGTCTTTCGGCCAGCCGCAGGCGAGCTTTGAGGAGGCGAGCGGGGAGGCCGTGGCGGGGTTGCAGGCAGGTCAAAATCCCGAAACATAATATCCTATGGCATTCCTATCAGCATATTATCCCCAGCCCGTAGTGGCAGGAACCACCGCAGGAACCTATGCGGAGGGAGACGATGCTGCCTTCAAGGTGGGAAGTGATGACATTGAGATCACAAGCGCTTCCAAGGGGATTATCTTGCGGGATTCCAACGGAGTCCGCCGCCGACTCAGAGTAGACACAGACGGAACCCCGCTAACAGAGGTATTACCATGATGAAGAAACTAGCACTTACACTTTTATTCGGGATTCTGGGAGTCGGGGTCTATGGCCAGACGATCAAGAGTCTGGGGTATAATACAACGAATGGACAGGTGGTTTATAGCGGAACGAACACGCTCACGTTCTTAAAAAACATTCAGATCAAAGGATCTGACACCACCAATATTCCAACATTGTTTTGGCAAACTTCAGATGGGGTTGGAGATGGATCTATGTTGGCATTTTCTCGTCGCCATGCGACAAATCTGTGGTTTGGTATCAATCAAACCAATTGGTCACAGGGCGCGTGGGGGCAAAACATTCAGCCAACTGCTGATGGAAATGATTTTACACGCAAAAACACCAACTTTGGCTCAGTGGCGTTAGTGTTGGAGAACGAATACAATTCCGAACAAAATACAAATAACCCTGCGCGAACTGTCGCGGAAATGTATTTTGATGTGACGGATATCTCTGGACAAAGAACCCGTCCATTGATGTTTGTTGGCAGTCAGACAAACTCGGCTCTTGGTTGGGGGTATTCAGTTTACCCGTTGACCATAGGTGTAACCAATCTAGGTTGGAATGCGGCAAGCGCATTAAAGGTAGAATTCAATAATGCTGGCGCAGGCGGCACAGCGGTTATTGCAAACATGGCAACAAACGGTGGTAGTTATGCAGAACTTCAATTTGTTAACTCTGCCAACAGCACTATCTTTTATGCAAAACAGAACAAGTTTGAAATATACGGAAACCATTCACCGTCTTATCATATCTTGCAGGCTGTTACTAATGGCGTGATCATCGGAGGAGCGTTTTCATCATCAGCAGCACAGCGAGTTCAACTCGGAGGAAATACCAGAATCGACGGCGCAATTAGCTTCAACGCCACAACTAACGCCGATATCACCCGCACCAACCTCGGCCTTGGCGGCGGCATTACTACCAACCGCACCTTCGTCTCCTACAACGGAACAAATTACACCACCAATTCCGTGACCATATCCAACGGAATCATAACTGGCTGGACACAGTAGACATAATAACCTAAACTCTTTAATTCAATGTCTTCTAACGGCAACGCGCAATTGGAGAATCTAAACGAGGCGGGTTCTCCCCCGAAAAAGCGGATCAAATCCTCCGACAATCTTATCTCCATTGCGGATAAGTATATCGAACAGGATGAGGATGCGGCGTATCTTCGGGCGCGGGCTCAAGCCCTAGTCAATGGCGAAGCGCCCTATGACGCAGAAGAGCTTAAATCCAAAGGACTTACGCATGTAGTCAATGCCAACTTTGGAGAAGCTAACGCCATCATGGAAGCGGCTCTTGCTCCTTATATCGAACTCCAGAACGGGGTGCCCCGCATTGCCAACGTCATTATGGACTCCTATGAAGGAGACTCCAACGAGGACTCCGAGATCATCTCTGAGGAGTTTGACTGGATGCTCAAGGAGTGGAATGACCATGCATATAATATGCAACTTCTATCCCGCGAGTTTGTCGGAGATGGAGTAGGGGTTGCTATGTGGCCCGACGAACGTTCCATCTTCTGGGAACCCTGTGGACTCAAAGACTTCAAGGTGGCCCGCGATACCAAGGTATCAGATGAGTCCATCGAAGTAGCCATTGTCCAACGCTCCATGAGCGTGAGCGAGCTATACAACTACATCCGCAATCCCAAAGCCGCAAAAGCCCTTGGCTGGAATCTCAATGCAGTCAAGCAGGCCATTTGGAAAGCTTCGACCAAGCGGGATCAGTGGAAAAACTACACCGCTCACTGGGAAGACTTTGAGCGCGAAATCAAAGAGAATGATCTTTATGCTGGTGAGTCAGCCTACCATCGGGCTCAGTTGGTCTACGGTTATAACAAGGAGTTTGATGGCAAGTTCACCCAGCTAATCGGCAGTCGGGATTCTTCGGATTTTCTCTACGAGCGTTACAGCCGCTATGGGAATGTAAATCAATGTTTCGTCATCTTCACTTATGGAGTCGGACAAGGAACATTCCACACCATTCGCGGACTCAAGCAGAAGATCTACAATCAGATTCAGATTTCCAACCGCGTGTTGTGCCAAGCCGCCCAAGCCGCCATTACCTCTGGCCTCATCCAGTTACAGGGTGACGCCGAAGCCATCCAAGACTTTCAATACATTGAGGTCGGGCCTTATACGTTCATCCCTAGTGGGCTGACCCCGATCCAACTTCAACCTCCCGCCGTAGCGACTCAGGGTCTTCCAGTTTACAACCTGATGAGTCAGGTGTTGCAGAATAACACTGGTAGCTATCGCACTCGTGGTCAAAACCCTGATGGACAAGCCCGCTCCGCCACCGAAGTTGTCCAGCAAGCCCGCCAAGAGTCTACGCTCAACGCCGCAGCACTGGAACTCTTTTATACTCCGTATAACAAACTCCTTACCGAGCAATACCGTAGAGCAGTAAGCCCTCTCCTCACAGCTAATGATAAGGGTGGAAGACTGGCCCTAGAATTCCGCAAACGCTGCCTCCGTAGGGGAGTGAGCGTTGAGCGCATGCGCCAGTTCTTGAAGGTTACAGCATTCAGGGCCATGGGAGACGGAAGTCCCGTGATGACCGAGATGGCATCCAAGCAACTCATGGAACTTTATTCCTTGATGGACGAGAAGGGGAAGGAAAACACATTACGTTCCGTCATTGCTGGCATCTCTGGTGTGGGCTGGCAGAAGGTCAATCTCTTCGTGTCCGAGAAAGGCCCGCGCCGTACGATTGACTTCGACATCGCCAATCTTGAGAACGGCAACCTCCGCAACGGAATCCAGCAGATGGTGCATGACAGCCAGAATCATGCCGTCCATATTGAAGCCCATATTCCCCTCATGGCGGAGATTATCGAACTTCATCGTCAGCAGCAGATTCCTGATGAACAGGCAATGGCCATTCTTCGTCCTACCGCTGATCATACCACAGAGCATCTGGTTCTCTTTTCGACCAATAGCTTCCGCAAGCAGGAGGTCAACGAACTCAAGCGACAGCTTCAAAACGTCACTGCCTATGTGGATGAGTTGGAACAGCAAGTTATCAATCGGGCTATGGCCGAACAAACCCAAATGCAGGAAGCCGCAATGCAGCAGGCTCCGCAGGGTGGACAAATCGATCCTCGCTCCGAAATGGAATTGCAAAAGGCGCAACTCAAGTTGGCAGAAATGCAGGAAAAGCGCATGATGAACCAAGAGACTCACGCGCAAAAGATGGAGACTATTAGGCAGCAAATGGCCCTTAATGATCTCAAGACGCGGAGTTCTATATTGGAGAAGACGGCCCGTCCCGCAGGACGGCCTCCGATGGCGGTTGCCCAAGCATAATTTTTCTACTAGACAAACCACTTAACCGCTGATAGCGGTATACATTATATCTAATGACTGAATGGACAGATCAGGACGCCCGTGAATGGAACAAAACTTGGGCGATGCCCCATATGCAGAAGGGGCTTAAATACATTGCAAGGCGCGTTAGGCCGAAACGTAGTACAGGCCCAGTGGCCCAAGGCTTTGATCTGTCTCCCGTGTTTATCAAGAGCGCGGGTTTTTATGAGGGCTCTCAAGAGGTGCTTGACCTCGTTTCTATTCTGGCCGAAGGCAAAGTAGAAACTAAACCAAGATTCGACTTGCCAGAACCCTTCTCCCATATAACTTCAGAAGAAACACAAACAGCATAATAATTAAGCTAACTATACAACACTATGGCCGACATCCTCAACTCAGCCCTCACGGGCGAAGCAGACTTCGCTGGAACCATCTTTGGTGGTAAGAACCAACCCGAAGCAAATGAAACTCCCGCAGTCGAAACCACCGCTACAGAGCCCGTCGAGACCCCGAAAGAGGAAGCTCCCAAAGAGGAGAAAGCGGCTCCCGTCAAAGCGGAACCCAAGGCCGAAAAGAAGTCCAAGGCCACCAAGGAAGAGACGGCCAAGGCGGTAGAGAAGATTACCGAGAAAGCGGTTGAGACCAAGGACGAGACCCCGAAAGCCGAAGCTTCGGACGATGATCTCCCCCTCAATCCCCATTTCCAAGACAAACAAGTTTCCGATAAGCCCGAAGGCGACGATTCCGAGAAGGGCATCTCAAGCTGGAAAGAGATTAAAACCGAAATGAAAAAGGCCCGCGAAGAGCGGGATCGCCTCAAGGCCGAACTGGAAGCCACCAAAGAGAAGGTCGGCAAATATGAGGGAGAGACCGTCAAGAGCCTCCAAGAGGAATTGGAAGGCTATAAAACTCGTCTTGCCGAGCTAGGCCGCGAACTAAAGACTGCCAACTTTGAAAGAAGCCCCGAATACGTCGAAGCAATCAAACGGCCTCTGGCTGGCCTTCAGGGCGATCTAAGGGCTATTGCAGAGGCCAATGACGCCGACTTTAGTAAACTCTGGCAGGCTCTTACCGAGCCAGACGCCCGAAAGAGAATCGACTCACTGGAAGACCTGACGGGAGACTTCAAGCGCATGGAGCAGTTGTCCATTGTCAAGATGGCCGACAAATACCATGAGTTGGCCCAATACCATGAAAGGTTCCAACAAGAGGCCGAAACTTTGGCCGAAGCAGAAAATGCCCGCAAGGCCCAGTCTGAACAGGAATTTATTGAGAACGATCTCCGCCTCCAGAAAGCCTTCACGGCCAAAACTTGGACAAATCTAGAAGACCGCCACAGCTTCCTCCAAGAGGTGGACGGACAAGACGATTGGAACAGCCACTTGCGTAACGCCAAGAAGACCGCCGCCGAACTGAATCTTGACCGCATGAGCGTCGAAGACCGCAGCGCCATTTTGGCCAAAGCAACCGTTGTCCCGTTTCTTGAACACGCTATTTCCCATTATTCTGCCCAGTTACAGAGGGTTAGCGATACCAAGGATGCCGAAATCAAAGAACTCAAAGCCCAGTTGGAGGGACTTGTCGGAGCCACCCCAAGTCTTGGCAAGGCCACCGAAACCGACTCCAACGACGAGGACGAAGATCCAGACAGCTTGATGAATTTCGGAAAATCTATTTTCCGCTAAAATTCTGCTATTGACAATTTAACGCAAATGTAATAGTTTGCGCTCAAGACTTGAGTCCGAGTTGGTCGCGGACACTCTGCTGGCGAGTTAGCGCCTTCCATAATTTGTAGCCGTAAATCTCTGGTCGCGGCCCAGAACTTAACCGATCTAGGGGTTAAAATCCCGAAATCAAATCTAACCCTATTAAACAAACTAGAAATAATTAAACATTATGTCAGCACAAACTGCTACTACTTGCGAAAGTATCAATGACAATTTCCAGAGAGAGACTGGACGCATTGCTCTTGGTACCTATCGCTTGGGTCTTTATAAAGATCCCTTCCTGCGTTTTGTGACCCAGTCGGCTTTCCCCGACAACATGGGCGCAATCGTTACCAACACCATCGCTCAACGTACTGTCGCTGTCGGCAGTGGTTGGGAAGATGTTGGTGTTACTGGCGTCAGCGGCGAGACTAACTCCTGCTTGGCCCCCGTCAAAACTGTTGGCTACGCCTTCGATCAGAAGACCTTCAAACTTCGCCATCAGGCGATTGAGTCGAACTGGATCTGCTTGGAAGACGTTCGCACCTCGGCCTTCCCGATTGATGATGTCAACAACTACATCAAAATCTTGGCCGACAACGTCAACAAGGAGTGGATTGAGCGTTATGACAACGACTACCTCGCCTTCTCGACGAAGGTCTCTGTTGAACCTGGCCTCTCTGAGTCCACTTCGACCAGCGGCTTCACCAGTGCCTTGCCTGCTCCTACGAGCGTTCTGACCCTCGGCGTTCTGCGCGAGATCTATGATCGTCTCTATCAGGACAACGCTGGCGATGACGGTGATGCGGTGACCGATGATGGTTCGCCCGTCTTCAACGTGTTCGCTGAACGCGCCACGATTGAAAACCTGATCAAGCTCAACGACGATGTCCGTCAGGACATCCGCTGGAGTGATCGCGTCAACGACCTGCTCGGTGCCAACGGCTCCTCGCTGTTGCCCCGCAAGTCCTATGGTGGCTATGTGTTCCACAGCCGCCCGTTCCCGAAACGCTTCAACGATGACGGTGCTGGTGGCTTCACGGAAGTTGCCCCGTATGTCTCGGCTGGCGCTTCGGTCAACGGCCAGAACAAGTATATCATCAACCCCGCCTACAAGGCCGCGAAGTACACCTCCACGGTTATCTTCCACCCGAAGGCGATGGAATGGCTTGTTCCTAACCCGAACCTCAAAGTCGGCAAGCTGACTTATGATGCTCAGAACTATCGCGGAGATTTCCGCTGGATCAACGAGTATGATAAGAACTGCAACCCTGACAAGAACAGCGGTTACTGGCGGGCTAAGATGGCCTGTGCGGTCAAGCAGATCTTCCCTCAGTGGGGTTACTACTTGATCCATCTGCGCTGCAACTTGGCCAGCGACCTTGTCGCCTGCCCTAGCGGTGCTGGATACGGCTACCTCGCGGGCTAATAGCTAGTCTCTATTCATCAAGGCTTGCCTTGGAGTAAAATCTAAGGCAAGCTCTATGAGGAGAGAATAACTATTATGAAACTAAATATACCCGAAGGATATACCCTGCCCGAAGACGTTACTGACGGCGGAACCCTAGAAGAACTTGTTACCTTCCGCGTTGAAGGCGACTCTCTTGTCCCGACCATGATTGCTGGCGTCGAGCTTGCGGCTGAAGAGGCCGAAGATGAAGCCGACACCATGGAAGAGGAAGCGGTTGCCGAGATGGAAGAAGCACCCATGCGGGGCCTTGGAGCCCGTGTCATGGGGATGGCTTAACGCCACAAGGGCCATAGACTATGGCTCTTCCCACCTTAGACGCGACTTTCGCTTCGGCGGCAGATTTGCCTAGACGGCAGATGTTGGCGCTATGGCATGTTCAAAATATTGGAAGTGGCAATATTGCGGACTACTACGATCTTCCTGAACGCTATCTTTGGGCCAAGATTGCTGTTGCCGCAGGAGGCCCGAAGACCGAAGCAGACTACATCTCCCTCCCCAAGAACTACGCTTGGAGCGATATCTACAATACTGTTTCTGGAGACGTTGCACAGTCTACAGTTGTTGTTTCTGGTGCAGCAAGCGCCAATGGAAGTTATGCTTATGTCGGGCTTGAAGGTGGCCGTCCCAAATATGAATTAAACATAAATTTTTCAATAAGCTGGGATAGTGGAAATAGCAAGTGGACTATTTTGGCAGATGGTAATGTTGTTACGTCTTCTTCTAATGTATCTTATCCTTGGCTTGCCACTGGATGGATCGGGGATTTTAGTACAACAGATTTAGCTTTGACCCCACAAACCCCGAACCACACCGACTGGAGCGAGAACGTGGCACTAGGCCATATCGCAGCAGCCTATCGTGGGGACACGGCCAATCCCGCCAACCTCGCCACCTACATTGATTGGCCTTGGCGTTACAAGGTTGCGTCCATCATTGACCATCTTTCTTAATTAAAACAACCGTGTAGCACTATGAGCATCGAAGAAATACCAAGACGCAGGGGCATGGAGCGCGGAGTAAAACTCACGATGAGTGAGTTGATTGCGGGAGTTGCTTTGATGATTACTTTGTTTTCGGCCCTCAATGGATGGATTGTATTGCCAGAACAAATGAGGCACATCCAAACCAATGATGCTAAACAGGATGCGCGGATTGAAATGATCAATAAGGAAAACCAAGAGAGATCCGAGACCTTGGCCCGTATTGACGAACGCACAAAAAGAATCGAAGATTACTTGAAATCCAAGGGATTCTAGTCTAGCTTTAAAACCATGAAATCATTCCTAGCAAAACTGGCTGGCATTCCTTCCCTTATCTGGAATTTTTATGCCCCCATCCTCAAACAAATCATCGTTGATGGAGCTTCAGCCCTTCTGCCTCTAGCCTTGGACATTGTCCGCGAACTTGCCGATTCTAGCAAAACTGGGGCACAAAAACGCGAAGCTGCCGTTAAAAAGCTCACCACTGCCGCTGTTCGCAATGGCATTGATGCCTCCGAGTCCCTGATCCGATTCACTGTTGAGTCGGCGGTTCAGAAGATTAAGTCCGAGGAATAATCAAATGAAAGATAAGATCCTTGCATTTCTTGTCTCCAAGTCGGGAGGATTTCTCACCCCCCTCATTGCCGCTGGTATTGCGGCTATTGTCTCCAAGCTTGCCATGGTTGATCCCAAGCTGGCCGAATCCGTCGATCAAGTGAGCCTCACTGGATTCATTGTGGCGTTTATTATCTCCATTGTTAATTACGTCACTAACGAGGCAAACGTCAAGGGCGTTAAGAAAATCCAAGCATTGGTAAATACAGACGTTGACGGAGTTGCTGGCCCGATCACTTATACCGAGGTTCGCAGGGCTATTGAGCTTCAAGGCGCAGTGCATCGTCGCAAGCCCGCCCGTAAGAAAAAGTGAAACCCCTGTCCCATGAACTACTTAAATCCATCCTCGTCCCAACCCCGCCCGAAGAAGATCGCAGAAGTTTCCTTGTCCGTTTACTCTCTTCCCTCAAAATCACAATCAAAGGAAAGCGGGGCGATGCTGGAAAAACTTCCATCACCATCGGAGTCAGAGGTGGAACGGATTTCTAGGAACTGGGATATTGGAAAAAGAGTTTGCAAGTGGTAGAATTTATGGGTGAAATCAACCCATGTGGAAGTTAATCCAGAAACTCTTTGGGCAAAAAAGCTTAGATATTGGCCAAGTGCAGTCCTTGCCGAGCTTGCCCTCCGAATCCAAGGAGAACTCAGTGAGCGTTCCTCCCGCCAAAAAGAAAGAAGAAAGCCCGCTAGAAAGGCTGGTGGCAATCGCCAAATCTCAGGTCGGAGTCAAGGAGGTGGGCGGAAACAACAACGGGCCAAAGATTAGGGAGTATCAAGGGGCCACCAATCTCAAACCCGCCTCTTGGCCGTGGTGTGCCGCGCTGTGTTGCTGGATTATTCGCGAGTGGCTAAAGGACAAGGAGAGCGCCAAGTGGCTCGGACTAAAGCAAATAACTCCAGAGCAATGGAGACCGAAGACTGCTGCGGCGTTTGGTTATATCTCATGGGCCAAAGACCGCCCCGCAACGACCAAGGTGCTATCCCGCAAGGCAAAACCCCAAGCGGGAGACTTCGCTATCTTTGACTTTTCTCATATCGGGATCGTGACCAAGGTGTTGCCCAGTGGAAAATTCCAATGCGTAGAGGGGAATACTGGGCCAGCAGGATTGCGGGATTCCACCTCTGGTGACGGCGTTTGGCTAAAGACCAGAACCTCCTCATTGGTAAGGAATTACATCAGAATCAATCCATCAAACAAGGCATGAAAGATAAAAAGAAGAAGGTTTACAAAAAGCCCGAAGCAAAAACCTGTCCATATTGTGGATCAGAAAAGATTGAACAAATCTTGGTGTCCCATGTCGGAGTAATCAAGACATGCAAAGATTGCCGAGAACAAATCGATTGAAATGGCCGTCCATGACCAAAGACTCCAGAAGGTGCTGGACAAGCTATGTTCTGAGCTTGTCGAATACTTTGATTCGGGGTTTGTGGTGGCTACCTTCCAAGATGGCACTGAAACCAAGAACGCCTTTCTCAAATTTGGCAATGACTATGCTATCGAAGGCATTGTCTCTAATATCCATGACATCCTTTATGGGCAGGAAGAGGATGAGGACGATGACGATTTGGATGACGGGGATTTGAAAAAAGTCATTAAAGACCTTTAGACCTATGCCAAAATCCACACTGATCTTTGACCTGCCAGAAGAGCAGGTCGAATGCGACATGGCCCACAAAGCAGGGGATATCTATGCAATCTTGTGCAGGATGGAGGACCGCTTCCGATCCCACGTTAAATATGGCTCCGACCCCGAATGGCACACAGAGACCATAGAGTCTGTCCGCGAATTTCTTTTGAACGAAATGGCGGATAGGTGTGTCAACTTCAACTAACTTCTCTTTATGAAAAAAATAGCAGTCCTCTCGGACTTCCATTGCGGCCACAGGGTCGGATTAACCCCAACAGGCTGGTTGCCCGAAAAAGACGAGAATGGAGAGATTCCTCTCTGGGCTCAGATCAACAAAGCCCACTGGACTTGGTATGCCCGCGAGATTGCGCGTAACGGCCCCTACGACATCATTTTCGTCAACGGGGATCTGGTGGATGGTAAGGGCAAGAAAAGCGGGGCTACGGAGCTTCTGGCTCCAGATATGGAAGATCAGGCGGATATGGCCGTAAAAATCATCCGCTTGGTTCCCAAGACCAAGAACTGCAAGATTGTTATCACACGCGGAACCCCATACCACGTTAGCTCCTCAGACGGGGAAGACTGGGAAAACGTCATTGCCGAACGAGTCGGAGCCACAGTCACCGACCATGGATGGATTGACGTTGAGGGAATCGTCTTCGATCTTAAACACCACCCAGCAGGAAGCGGGAGCCTCCCCCATACCCGCCATACAGCAGTGGCCAAGGACAGGCTGTGGAATGTGCTGCTGGCTGAAGATGGCGAGCAACACAAAGCCAACGTCATCTTGCGCTCCCATGTCCACTACCACAACTTCTGCGGAGGCCATGACTGGATTGCCATGACCACCCCAGCACTTCAGGGGGCTGGCAGCAAGTTCGGGGCTCGGCGCTGCTCTGGCAAGGTGGACTTCGGATTTCTCACTTTTACCGTAGACAAAGGTTCATTCTCATGGAAACAACACATAGCAAAACTAGTAGAACAAAAAAGCCCGCTCCTAAAATTGTAGTCAACCAGTGGGACGATGTTTGGAGGTCTTTTAAAGAATGCCACAAGCATACCACCATTGAGTCGATGGAGTCCAATGGTTGGAAATTGTTGGTAAGTTTGGCCGAGGAAATTAGAACATCAAGACAGGCCATCCACGATCTTGTCAATTCTGGGAAGATGGAGAAGACAAAAGAAAAGATTCAATTCAGTGGCAAAATTAGAGAAATGGTGTTTGTCAGGCCATTGAACCCCTGATTGTGGTATTAAGTAAACCACTTGAAACTGGCTCCTTGTTGGGGTGGTGAATAGTCCAGCCCCTTAAAATAAGTTTTCTTACGCGATATTGCAGTCGCGAGGAAAACCACCAAGAATAAATGCATCTGGCAATTTTTGAACTTGTTTCTTCCGCAAGCTCTTCAAATGTCATTCTTGAATTTGCTGGATGGATCATTTTTATTTTTCCGTCAAATTCCCAGCAATTGCAATAAAAGTCGGTGAAATGCGTTGTTTGTTGGCGCACATCGATTGACGGAGCCTCGTCACCAAAGCTTTCTTTTATTCCAAGGATTGCCGCTTGCTCTCCTTGTGGGGTTGCAAAAATACAATCCACATCAGACCATCCATGGTCAGACGGTTCTCCGTTTACCATCCACTCCCTTACATATCCGCCAACTATTTTTCCACCATTGTCTAAAATGACCCTGTGTAGAGTGGTGTGGTCTATTCTTCCGCTTTCTCCCATAACTCAACATCCCAATTTGAAAATGTAGCATCTCCGCCTCCTGAGTCATCTGACAGCGGAGGATCTATTGATCGTTGTCTATTTGTAATAATTTGATAAAATGTCATGTTGACAGATCCAAGCTCTGGAATGTTTATTGAGATGTTTTTTGTGTCTCCAGTTCTTGTATATGTGCGTAATCCGTTGCGCGGGTCAGTTCTGTCAAAATGCGGGAAATATGTTGTCCAAAAATCGTTGTATCTTGAAAATACAAATTGAAGATATGGCATATAAATATAGTCACGCGAGTTTTCTTTGTTTCCTCCAAAGTTTAATTTTGAAATTCCGCGTCTACCTTCGTACGGAGAAGTGGCAAACCACTCCACGGATATTCCTTCGGTTTTTGTTTCTTTTCTATCTATAATTTCACCTGTTTCAAGATTTGTAAATATTGATCCAGATGTATATTCAAACTCTGAATCTAATTGATACGGAGGTCCGCAAACCCTTAATCTTAACGACTCCAGCGGGTCTTCTGTTTCTATGTCTGTAATTATAAATTCGCTACCGCTCTTTATTTCGGCAACATCGTATACCTCTGTTTTGCTAGATTCTGTTTCAGTAATTCTTATGTCTGAAAGTTTTGCCGTAAGTTTTATTTTTTTTATTCTCCAAAACAAGGCCATCGCCTGATCAAGTTCGCACTTTATTGGGAAAAGTGTTCCAGCATACGATCCAGAATAATCCTCGTCTCTTTCCGCAACCTCTATGTTTATTTCTTCTTCCTCTTTGTCTGATAAAAAACAAAACGGAAAAAGCCCAAGATGAAAGAAGCTATTCTTCTCCATAGGGCCCGCTAACAGAAAGAAGGTCTATTTTCTTTGCTTCTCCATCGACGCAAATATCTGCTGTAAAAATAAAATATGTTTTATTTCCTCCAATACCGCCAGATCTTAGTATAGATGTGTCTGGAGTTTCTGATCTTGTGGATTGAATAGGTGAATTTTTCTGGGATTGTGACAAATTTGTTGAAGACAAAAACGATCTTTTTTCGGACAGTGTGCTTGAGACGAATTGCGACAACTGTCTTTCGGCTAATTGGCGTTTTGTATTTTCGGAAAGTCGCCCGCGTTTTAGCTCTCTTGCTACCTGTTTTTGAAATCTTTCTTCTCTTTTTTCGGCAAGAGAGGCACGGTTTTGTTTATACGGATCTTCTGCTGGTTTTGCCGAACCAAAATTTGGATCATCTAATTTTCCAGCCATAACAATTAAGCAAAAACACTTGCGTCTAAAACTTCTGCATATACTTTTGCATATCCATATTGATATATCTCAACACGGGAATCTATCAAGTATCTTCCTTCTCTAGGTATATCATCAGGATCAGTTGCAGATAGCCCCTGTGGAGTGTTTCCTTCAACATCTATTGTTTTAAATGCTTTTACGTTTACCACTGGAAAATTATAAGCAGATGGCCATCCCACATCAATTTCCGCTTTCGCTGTTGCGGTTTTTGACCCCACATCTGTTATTGGAACATATCCATGCAAGCATGGCGGTATTGTTATTGTTTCTGTCGTAATTGACGCCCTATAAGAATGTCCAGTTCCAATTTTTCTTGTTGTTGTTTCATTGGTTGGGCTTACGGAAGCTCCAGCGTTTACAGTGGCTCTTACTTGAACTGTCTTGCTTTCTCCAGTCGCGGACAAAACATTAGAAACTGGTTTAAGCACTGGCCATTGTAGCGCATTTACTTTCTCTAAAATCGAAGCAATTGTGACGGGATAAGGAAGAAAGAAAAAGTAACTTGTTGTTGGAATATTGTTTCCGTAGACCTCTTCAAGTTTAATCTGAAACGAAGGATTTACAGTTATTGTTGCAGAGGCGTCTCCGTCCTCGTCGGCGCTCAAGCTATAACTTGTTCCACTTGAAAATCCCGTAAAGTCGCTTTCAAATTTTGCATTTTCTTTTACAGAATTCCATATTACATTCACGCTTTTAAGAATTGGCGGAAGACTTAAATTTGTTCTGGTTGGAAACTCCAACAAAATTGAAGATAACTGTTCTTTGATGGAATCAACGTCTATTGTCCTAACAAGATCAAATTCCTCAGATAGAGGGTCAATAAATGTATTGCTTGATCCAGTTTTTGCACCAGATTCTGTGATTTCTTCGTTAAACGGAAGATAAACATCTACAGAGGCATCATACTCTTGCCCCGAAAGAACTGGAAAATCTTGGTTGTCTGCTGAAGTTACAGACTTTCTTACGGTATGTTCTGTTGATCTTGCAATCGAAGACTCAAGCTCGTCTTCCCCAAGTGTTGGCATTGTTGCCGATGATCCAGCTTCTGTAAGAACGGATGTATGGGGTGGGTTGCTTGCCCTGAATTGTGCTGGAATAACATCTGGCTTTGATACCGAAAGCTGTTTTTGATCAAAAACATTTGGAGAATCGATAATTCTTTCAATTAAAGATTCAGCGTCTTCACGACTAGCCTCAACCGTGCGAGTTGCTGTCGGGCTGGGGGCCACATAATCTTTGGCTCCCTTGCGCTGAGTGGTAACAGTTGTTAGTTGGCCATCGTTATTGGTGGCTTTCCCGACCAAAGCTGGCCCGTCCACGCTATAGGTCTGGACAATCTTGACCGAAAGAAATTCATTGTAGGGTTCATAGCTGGTCTGGGTGATGACTCCGTTGACGTTTTCCAGAGAGCCCTCTTCTTCTCCTGTGGGGACAAAGAGTTGGCGGCGTTCTTGGACGGGGCCGCGTGAGGCATCGTAAAAATCCCGATCCCGAATCGGAAAAAGGGAATTTCCATCGTCATCGGTGGCAGTAGACCAAGTCTCCTCAAGTTCGGTATAGACAATGGCCGAACCCTCGCGAGCATCGTAGGTTACTTTTTTATCCGCTGCCAGACTTGCGACTTGCCCATCATTTTTAACAGACCGCCTCCGTCCCTGAACAGGGCCAAGGTCATCATCATAGCGGGTAAACGGAACATAAGGAGAGGGGAGGATCTCCCAGACATGGCGCACCCGCTCGTCCCCAGAGAGGGGCTGGGCACCTGTAAATACATGGTTCGGATACCGCTTATCTGGACAGGTAGAAAGATCTTCGGGAACCTTGTATCCAGCCACTCTAGGATCAAGGTTGGCGGATATGATCGGAAAGTCCTTGTCGTTGGCGGAATAACCAAGGACATAAAAACGATTTAGGGGCGGGTTTTCGGCCATTTGTCTGGAGAACCTACTCTAAAAGACCAATCCTAGCAAGGTCATTTTCCCCTTGCAAGATTGAACGATTGTGGTAGGTTCATGGTCTGAGGGTGTGTTCTCCCTCGTTTTCATGTGTATGATCGCGGGGGGGTAGGTTAGTGGTTTTTCCTGCCCCCCGCCTTTTTTAAAAATACTTTGAACGTTTGACAAAGCCGAATGTCGGATATAGAGAATACCAAAACCATATGTCATTCCAAAAACCAATCCAATACGAAAACCATCCAGCAATCCAG